GGAGATGCAGCGGGATTGGAGGTCGGTTGCTTTGTTCATGCTCTTAGTATGGCACGGATTCGGGCGATCCACAAGGGGGGTTGTACCACTTATCTGATTGGCACATACTCGATTTGGTGCTGCCCGATGGTATGCTGTCCCGTCTTGATTGTGTCTCGCTGAGATCCCCTGCTGTGACAGTGCTCAAAACCGAAAAAAGTTGCAATTCTACGCGGAAGGGGCATCAGATCATCCCCGACGCCCCCGCGATCAAAAAAAGAGAAAGTATAGACGAATCAGCAAAATGCCAGGGGAGGTACACCTTCCTTGAAGATTGCATCCACAACACGTTGCAAACGAGTCGCAATCGCGCTACCATATTTGCCTGTCATCGGCACAGTAACGTATCCACAAGGTTTCTTGTAGAGGTGAAACGCACCGACAGGAATACGACCCTCGCTAACAGCATCTCGGTCATCTTTATGCACACGGATAACACGACCGATCGTTTGTGCCATCTCGATGATAGGCAAATTGCGAAGCAGTACGGTATGCGTCAGACCAGGCACATTGATGCCTTCAGAGAGAATGGAGTAGTGAAAGATGATAAACTTACGATCACTCTGACCCCACTCAGTCAGGGTCTCGAAGAATACCTCACGACCAACTTTCTGATCGTTGATGTAAGCACCGTGCTTAGCAGTGATGTGCATCACCTCGTAACCTTTCTCCTTGAGAGTGTGCAGAATGTCAGTCTGCGAAAGCATACGCCAGAGAATCTTTGTGTTAGGAGCAGCAACAAGAATCTTTGCAGCATCAGCAACATCGAGACTCTCAATGATGCCCACCAGGTTGTCACGATCTACGTCGTGGGCGTTATGCTTTGTGCGGACAAGATCGGTGTCGAAAGGTACAATTTGAGGTGGCACAATCGCACCACCTGCGATCAACTCAGGAGCAGGCACATTCTCCAGCACACCACCCCACACCTCGCTATTGTCCATCCCGCGAAGTACAGAATTGCCGCGACCATAGCGCGGAGTTGCAGTAAAATAGTAGCGACGTTTAGCATACTTAGAAGTAGCAAACACACTAGCAAAGAAAGATTTGCTGCAACCGTTATGTGCCTCGTCAAAGTATATCGTATCAATGTCGATGCCAGCATCAACAATGCGGGGCAAACTGTGATAGGTGGTGAAGATAATACAGGACTCACCTGCTGCTCGCGCAGTATTGTTGAAGAGTGCAATCTCTTCAGACTTTGTTGTGCTGAAGTGGTGCGTTTCTCCGCTATGGACGTGCATCACATGCAGATCATTTTGAGTCAGAAACTCAAGAAACTCGCTAGAGAGTTGATTAGCAAGAAGAATACGCGGAGCAACTACAACAACCGTGCCCTTGTTTTCTTTCAACCAGCGCAGACAATCAGCGATCATGATGTAAGTTTTACCGCCGCCAGTTGGGCAGTAGATTTGCCCATAAAGATGCTGCATCATTGCATCGTAGGAGCGTTGTTGATGTGGGCGAAGAAGCATAAGTGATCAATCAATGAATATAGTATTGCATAAAAAAGAGGGTTTGTCAACCCTCTTGTACCACTTGCTTGGGTGTCCTCAGTTTAGTTTTTTTCTCTTTACTTTCCTCGTAAGGTAGGGGTGCTGATGGATATTTTCCGTTGTTTGCTGCTTGTGTAATTGCCATATTTCTTTTTGCCATATTCTCTATAAACTCTGGACTTCCAGTATGATACCAATTTGCACCAACTTGATACTCTAGATTGTAACTATTTGCCGTGGCAAATCGCATCACCCAGTTTAGCACTTCTGCCTTCACAGTATTATATCCCTCCTTCATTTGCAGGTAATAAACACCAGGCAAGTCGTCTATATTTCTAAAGGTAAGTATAACATCCGACTTGCTTGGTTTCATCCATTTGGGAAACGTGACTGGAAACTGTAACCAAGCGCACATGTATTGTTGACAGATTTCTGGACGTTTATCGTAAATTGAGCAACCACCAGCACATCCACCTGGTTCTACAAAATGGCAGGGATTTCCCTCATTGGCAATATAATCGTAGACCTGCACTGGTAGGAATCCCTGGCAGCACATTGTACAATCGCCACACTCATGTTTGTATCCAATTTTGTCCACAAAGTAGACATTTTCTTGTGTATTTTTATTCATAATCAGTTAAGAATGTGACGATAATCAATGGATTTGATACACCAACCTGTCCATGATGTGATCTCTTCAATGAGATCATCTTCATCATCTGCCTCCCAGATGTGTCCTACTGTATCATCGATGATGTCATCCATTTCAGCATCTGTGATCTCATCTTCAGATCCAGTGAAATCATACTCAATGGAAGTAACTTGGAATTGCATCATGCCTCCAGAAGTTCGGGGTAGTACTCTTCAATCTCAGCAATCAGTTCTGACTCACTATAATTGGAGAGACTTTCTTCCAGTTGATCGCCTACCAAACGCATCAAATCTTTGGTGGACATGTTGTCAAGGATGCGGTCGATGTATGCTTCGAGAAGTTCTTGACGATTCATGGTTTTGTTGTGAAAGAAGTGGGGAATCAGAAACGAATGATAGGGTGGTCTACATCAAGCACCTGACATTCATCAGTTGCAAACACAAACTCAACATTCAGTTGGTAATACTCATCGGTGCCTTCATCGTAGACGGCAACATCAGAATTGAGTTGATCTTCGTTGAGTTGTTGCAACTGTTGCAGGAGTTCTTTGTAAGTCATGGGTTGTTTGGTTTGTTTGGTATGCAACTAGTATAAGGGGTCAGAGGGTGCTAGTGGGGGCGCTGTGGGACAGTTTGGGAGGTGGCACACGATAGTCACTCACGGGCAGGAGATGGACTAACCAGGACACCGCCACCACACCAACGGAGCAGCACAGCATGGCGGCGATGGTACGCCGCAGGTCGTTGTCAGTGGTCATTCTATGTGACAATCAGGGTGAAAGGATTTCATCTCTCGGCAGATTTGTTCGTGACGGTTTGTGTAACCCTCAAACATTTTGTTATCCCTGGTGACAAGAAATGCTTGCCACCCTAACATCAAACCAAAGAGAATAGTAAAGAAGAGATAGTATTTCATGCTGCTACCTCTTGAGGAATCTCTACACTTTCGAGATAAGAATCGTGCCACTTACAGGTGTCATAGCACAACCATTCTCCATCTGTGGTAAAGAGATAGGCATACTCTTCTGCGCCTTCAGTGAGATACTCAGTCATGTTGTTGTCATGACGAGGAAGAAGAGTCTCACCACGAGAAGAATAGTAGAGCGGACCAGTTTCAGGCAGAGTTTCATTCTGCCAACCAGCATTTGTCCACAGAGCACTGATGTCACCACCGTCAATCAACTCAGCAACTTTATCACGAGTGTTGAAATGTTGCTGAAGTTTGACACCATTGAAGGCAGGATAACCATCCCAGTGGCAATACACTGAGAGCACAGAATCGTCTGCGAGTTGAATACCGATGCGTGAGCGAGTTGCCATGAGTGTTTTGTGTTGATGAGTGTAGTGTAGCGTGAAGTGGTCAGAAAGTCAAGGGATCATCCCCCAAACAATTCGTCAAACAGTGCATCACCAGACAATTCACGTTCGGTCCACACTTTTTCAGCATTGGCAGCAATCATTGCTTGCTCGATTTTAGCATCGATGGGAGATTGAGTAGAGTGCCAGGTGCCGTTGCGGTCTTGCCAGAGCATGAGTCCGTTGTTTGATTACTCTGTTATCATAGTGCCACCCTGGGGGCAGTAGGTGGGTGGGTGTGCCACTAATCCAACTGGCACATCACCAGCATTTGGATTTGGTGAAGTTGTGGAAGGAAAAGACCTCACGATTTACTAACTTAAAAGTGCCATAATCATTGGCATGTACATAACCCTCATGACCAGTGGGAATGTAATCAATACCCAGATCAATTCGTGCATCAACTTGATCACCAGTCACAGTGATTCCCTCCATGATCAACAGTTTCGCTTGTGTCAAGAGGTTAAACAGCAGCAACATGTTGCCACTGATAGCATCAACCTGACGACCTTCTCGGATGCACT